GTTCAGGGCCGGGGTGATCCGGGCCGGGCGGCCGTCCAGGTCGATCCGCACGTTCGCCAGGTCCAGGGTCTGGGCCAGGCCCGCCGGGTCCAGATAGGTGATGCCGGTCACCGCCGTGACGGGGCCGAGCGGAATGCTGATCACCTGGTCGGCGGGGAAGCCGTCCAGGCTCAGCGACCAGGTCGAAGGGGCCAGCGCCAGGCCGATCCCCTCCGGACCTTCAATGTGCGCCTGGGCCGCGACGACCAGGTCGCTCATCAGGTCGTCGTCGTCGTCGAAGTCCACCCGCAGGTGCGACTTCAGCTCGGCGATCGTGACGATCGTCGCCGAGGGCGTCGTCCAGGTCAGGCGGGTCCAGGCGGGGGTCACGGGCGAAGGGCCGGTCAGGCTTCAGGCGCGTCGGAGGCTTCCGGGGCCTCGATCACGTCGACCGGCTCCGGCGCAGGGCGCGGGTCCGGCAGGGCGTTTGCGCCCCGTGGCGCCTTTTCGGCGTCGCCCGAGGCGACCAGGGCTTCGCCGTCGGCCAGGTCATAGACCTCGCCGCAGACCAGGGGGCCGCCCGGAGCGGCCCAGAGAATCCGAACCTTCATCAGGTCTTCCTTTCAGGATGGGGGAGATGCGCGGGGACGGGCGAACCCGCCCCCGCTGTCTGGCGGACCGGGATCAGGTCGCCGAGTTCTGGAAGAACTTCACCGCGCCGCCGACGTCGACGAAGTTGCCGTCCGACCGCATCCAGGCCAGGAAGCCGACCTGGCCCTTGCGGGCGTAGGCCGAGTCCGTGAACCGGAAGAGGGTCACGTCCATGACGTCCCGGATCTTGTAGAAGCTGAAATCACCGAAGAGGATCGAGCGGGCGTTCGCGGCCATCACCGCCACGTCCTGGTTCACCGTGACCGGCGAGCCCAGCAGCATGTCCGGCGCGCCGCCCCGGTCGGCGACTTCGTAGCCGGGCACGAAGATCGGCCGGCCGGTCGTGTCGACGATCTTGCGCACATTGCGAAGCGAGGCGTCGTTCATCATGAACCGCCCGCGCCCGCCCTCGCGATAGGCCGGGTCGATCGAATGCTGCAGATCGACCAGGTCGGCGTAGGTCACGCTGGTGGCCGTGCCGGTCGCGCCCGCCTTGCCGAGGGTGGCGGCGGTGACGATGCCGCGGGGCTGGCCCGTGCCGGTCCCGGTCGTGAAGTGCTTGTTGGTGATCCGGCCGAGGCGCTGCGCCAGGCGGTTGCGGACGAAGGCTTCGACGTCGATCACCGAGTCCTGCAGGAGCTCGAAGGGCACCGCCACGGTCTTGGAGCTGTACTTCCGGGCGCCGAGGGTCCGGATGTCAAAGCTCGGATCGAGGTCGGTCGCCGTGCCGTTTTCGCCAATCAGCTCGCCTTCCTCGCTCGTACCGTCCGAGGTCGGGAAGTTGATCGGGTTGCCGCTGGCGGTCTGGATGACCTCGGCCACGGAGCGCATGCCGCCGAAGGCCTTCAGCGCGTCCAGGATCGAGGCGGCCACCTCGGTTGCGACCGTGAAGCCGCCTTCCGAATTGGTCGTGGTCGACATCACGTTCCTGATCACCGCCATGTCGGCGGCGTCCATGACCGCGTCCCCGCCGCGCAGCCACTTCTGATAGACGGCCCGGGCGGCGCTCGCATTGCCGCCGTCGTGGGCGGCCCGAGCGGTCGCCTCGGCGACGCGGGAGTCGAGGGCGTCGGCGGCGACCTTCTCGTTGAAAGCGCTGATCCGGCGGATGCTGGCGTCGATCTCGTCGATCTGGGCCATGCTGGAGTCGTAGGCGGCCTGGGCGTCGGGGGCCCAGGTCTTGGTGTTCTCCACCAGAGCCTTGAGCTCGATGGCGATGGCGCCCCGCTGTTCGCGGAGATCCTGAATAGACTTGGTCATGGTCGGGTTCCTGTTCAGGGCCGGGACGCTCCCGGCGAAGGTCTGCTTGCGCGGGGGCGCCTAGGCAGCGTGGGAGAGCAGCCGGACGGCCAGAAGGCGCTCCCGGTGCTCGATCTCGGTTTGCGGGTCGGCGTCGGCCCGGACGGGCTCCGCGGCGGGCGCGGGGATGGGCTCAGGCTCCTGCACCGAGGCGGGAGCCTGAGCCTGCACCTGTCCGGCGGGCGCGTTGTCGTAGACGCTCAGGTCCCAGGCCGCCTGGGCGGGCGCGGCCTTATCCTGGGCGAGGCGGTCGGCCAGGCCGGCTTCCACCGCTTCGGCGCCCGTGTACCAGGTCTCGGAGGCCATCAGGGCTGCCCACTCGGCGGGATCGCCGCCGGCCTTGGCCTGGTAGGTCTCGACAATGGTCGCGTCGATCTTCTCCAGCAGGGCCGCCGTCGCCAGGAAGTCGCCCTTGTTGCCGAGGGCGATCGTCCAGGCCTCGTGAATCATCATCATTGCGCCGGGGCCCATCACGGTCTCGGCGGCGCTCACGGCCAGGAGGCTGGCGGCCGAGGCCGCCACGCCGTCGACGTAGGCGGTGATCTTGCCGGGATGCTCCCGCATCGCCGCCTCAATGGCGCGGGCGGCGAAGACATCCCCGCCGGGGCTGTTGATCCTGAGCTCAAGGTCTCCGGACATGCTGCGGATCTGCCGCGCCACGGTCTCGGCGGAGATGCCACCCAGCCAGGCGGCGTCCGAGTCCGAGGCGACGATCGCGTCGTAGATGATCAGTCGGTTGCCCTCCGCCCTGAAGGGCTGACCCCGGCCGGCGTTGGCCCGGATCAGGCGGTACAGCTGGTGCATCTAGGCGGCTCCGTCGGTTTGCGGATCCGGCGCGGGCGCCGGGTCAGGCTGGGCAGGGCTCAGGGTCGGGAAAGGCGTCTCCGGCTGGCGCTTCAGGCTCAGCCGCTCGCGGACCTCTTCGACCGTCATGAAGGCCGGCTCCCCGGCGCGCCCCAGGGCGATCCGGAAGCCGTCCAGAAGGGTCTTGAAGTCCGCCCGCTCCAGGTCGGTCGTGTCGAAGGCCAGCACCTTGCGCGGGCCCCGGATCAGCTTCCGGTTCAGCTCGCCCTCGATCTTGTTCAGATGCTGGCGCAGGGTGTACCGGACAAAGCCGACGCCCATGGCCTCGACGCCCGAGCCCCAGCTGGTCGTCTTTTCGTTGTGCCCGATCATGAACGGCGGGACGCCGTAGATCCGGGCGATCTCCTCGACCGCGAACTTCCGGCTCTCCAGCAGCTGCATCTCGTCTGCCGGCAGGGACAGCGGCGCGGTCTTCAGACCGTTGGTCAGCAACATCGGCTTGCGGCTCTTCGCCAGGCCGCCGTGCGCCTCCTGGATCTGCTCGCGCAGCTGGTCGATCGCCGCCGGGCTCAGCCCCTGGTCCGTGGTCAGGACATAGTCCGGCCGGGCGCCATTCGAGAAAAACCGGGCCGAATACTCCTGCATGGCCGAGGCGACCGGGGCCGCCAGGCGCAGGGCGTGGCGCAGGGGGCTCAGCCCCTGCAGCCCGTTGAACCCGAAACCGGGCACATGGATCATGTCGTCCTGGTCGATCACCTCCAGCTTCCCGGCGGCGCGCGAGGGCAGCAGGGGGTCGGGAGAAATCTCATAGATCAGCCGGTCGCCCGGCGGCTGCACCAGGGGGCGGACCCGGTCATAGGCCAGGGGCTCCAGGCCCAGGACCCGACCCATCGGGTTTCGCCGGATCCGCAGGAAGGCGTCGCCGCGCAGCAGCAGGGACTGGCCCAGATGCTCCCAGCCCGCCGCTGCATTCCAGCGGGGGGTCATCTCCTCGTTGAGGATCCACCAGAGATCGTCGTTGTGCAGGCGGTCGCGCTCGCCGTCCGCCTGGCGCGCATAGACCTGCACGGGCATGGTCGCGATCGTTCCGGCGATCAGGTTCACCGCCGCATAGACCGCCGAGATCGCCAGGGCGCTGCGCTCGTTCAGGGCCGGCAGACCCGCCTGCGGCAGGCTCTCGCCGAAGATCTCGCCGGTCAGATGATGATAGCCCTGGTTGCGCACTGGCGGCGGGGCCGGCGGCGCGAACCAGGATTTCAGATTTTCGATCAGGCTGGCCATCAGAGGAAATGAATCTCCGGGGCCCGCTGGGCCTGTGGGTTGCGGCTCATCAGGATGACCGCGTTAAAGGCGGCCATCAGCGGGTCGATCTTCGCCTTGCCGGCCGCCTGCTTCGTGATCAGCACCGCGTTGCCGCGCTGCTCGACCTTGGCGTTACCGACAGCCCAGGCCATCAGGCCCTGGCCGCAATGGCGCAGGGTGCCGTCGGCCAGCTTGCGCTCAGCGCCCCAGATCGCCGCCGAAAGGCGATAGCCCTGGGGCACGGCCACGACCTGGTCGCCGCCTATGCCTCGGGCCGCCAGGGCGTCCACCAGGGCCGCCACCCCCTGCGGGTCCAGACCGACCGCCGCCGCCGGCGGCAGGAGGCCGGCCGCGTTCAGGCGCTCGACCAGGTCGGCGATGTCCTCAATGTCCTGGGTCGGCCGGGCGCAGAGGGTCAGGTCGCCCTCCTCCGCCATGTCCTCCAGGAGGGGTCCGATCTCCTTGCGCCGCTCGCGCACCTCCGGGTGCGCCCAGGCGTGGCTCCAGAGAAGCCAGTGGTCCGTCTCGCGGTCCCGGCCGATCACCGCCAGGCCCATCAGGTCGTCCAGGCCGCCGCCGTCGATGCCGACGACCGCCACGTCCGACCGCGTCATCAGGTCGTCGAGGCTGGTCAGGTTCGGGTCCGTCGCCGCCAGCCAGTAATCCGCGCCGGCCCAGCGGTCCGTCTTCAGGGCCATGCCGACTTCGACGTTGAAATGCTGGCTGGCCAGCAGGGCCAGTTCCTGGGCTCCGGTCCGCTCGGCGGTCAACAGGCTGTTCTGCAGGAACTGGATGTCGACGCTGCGGCCCAGGTTCGGGTTCACCCGCCCCCAGACTTCCGGCCGCCGCCAGCCGCCGTCCGCCTGCTCGGCCTCGGGCAGCTCGTACAGGACGGCCAGGCGGGGCAGGTCCAGAAGCCCGTCCCGGACCTCCCGGGCGATGGTCAGCTCTGACTTGAAGACGCCCGCGGGCGGGGTCTTCGACTGGGTCGTGATCTGGATCAGGAAGCCGTCT